GTTTTGGACAGGGAAAGTTATACAATTGTAGTAGCTGACCCTGATGATGAGCTTCTAGCTGAGGCTCGTACAGGTATTATCGGTAAGAGTATAGAAGTCCGTGTTGGATTTTTCAACAGTCTTGGTGTCCCTTTGCTAGACGTGAATGACACAGTTCCTGTTTACAAAGGTTATGTAGATTCTCCACAAATCAATAATGACTTTGAATCTAAAACCTTATCAATACAGGGTACTTCTCCTATGTCTGATTTAGACCTTATGAGATCTTTTTATACAACAAGTACAGGTATGGATCAGTTTGATGTAACAGATACGTGCTTTGATAGAATTCACGAAGGCTACGACCTTCAAGTTAGATGGGGTAAAGTGTAATGCCGATTCTTAAACTAATACAAGCAGTAATGACTGTAGCTTCTGTGGCTTACCAAACTAGCCAAGCCAATAAGATGAAGCGAGCGCAGGAGAAACGAAAAGGTTCTGTTTTTGCAGTAAAGAACGATGCTATTTCTCTACCTATCATTTATGGTAAACAAAGAGTAGCGGGTGTTCAATACGACCACAAGGTCTCTTCTGATTACTTCGCTAGTTCCAATACTACAGGTGTTGTTACCTTTAATAATACTATGAATAATACAAGCAACATTGATGGTAGCAAAAACGAGTTCCTTTATTGTTATCAGGCTTTCGCCCAAGGTGGCATCAATGCCATCAAGCATGTTGAAGTAAATGGTAAAGCTTTTAATCACGAAGACTACAAACACGGTCTAATTGCCCGTATACACCCTGCTGGCGGTGTTGACACTATGATGACAGCCAACGGGTACTCCTCTACTAACAAGTTTTCTGGTGTATCTTATGCTGCTCTGGTCTTTCGTTTAGACAGAGATGAGAATAACTATGGTGGTGCACCTGACGTAAGTTTCTATGTGGAAGGGCGAAAGGTATATACCATTACACCCGACTTTGAATTAAACACCTCTAAGGTTTATTCAAACAACCCAGCTTATGTGCTTCTTGATTATTTATTAGACCCGATCAGTGGTCGGGGTTTGTCAGTTGATGAAATTGACTTGATGTCTTTCAAACACGCAGCAGATATCTGTAACATTACTGTTATGTCGGGTCAAGATGTTGCAGGGCATGTTAACAACATGTTGCCAATCAGCAATTACCCTTCTCTCGCCAACTTTCCTGATGCGAACGATAAAGGGCTTTCGGACACGTTGTTTAAAGACAACGCGACGGGGCTTTACTATTATTGGAACAAGACAGGTGGTTCGGATGAAGAGCCTACTGGTAACTACGTATTGACTACTGTGCAAAAACGTACAATTCCCCTTTACGAATGTAACCTAAGCATCGACACAACACAGAATATTAGGGATAATATTGAATCTATTTTGGACACAATGAGCTATGCTGAACTTACTTGGTCAGAGAGAGGGCAGTATAGGCTTCACCTAGATTACCCAGCTAACCAAGAGGGGTTAGAATCCCTTGTTGATGCAAGCCATCACTTTACAGCTGATGACATTTTGCGAGATGGTTTCAACATTAGTTTTCCAACAGCTACTGACCGGTTTAATCAAGCTACAATTACATTCGAGAATGAGCATGAGGACTTTGATACTGATTCTGCAACCTGGCCAACTACTGGGTCTGCCGCACACAACTTGTATCTCACAGAAGACAACCAACAACCTTTGCGTTTCGAAGGTAGTGTAGAAGGCCTCACGGACCCCTACCACGCCATGGCTCGTGCAGAGCAACTCGTGCGGTCTTCCCGCAGTATTATGACTGTAAGTTTCACAGCCTCAAGAAAAGCCTTAACGGTAGAACCTGGAGATATGATTAAAATTACTCTACCTCAGTCTGGTATTGTTGGGGATGTTTTCCGAGTACAAGAGGTCAAAGTTTTAGAAGATTTAAGTGTAGAAATTACAGCTTACTTTTTTGATGTTAATGCCCTTGCTTGGAATGTTTCCGATACTATCGCTTATAAGGATAAACCAAAGTACACGTATCGTATTGGCGCACCCACTAACGTAGTAATTACTCCTAAAATCAGTATTGGGGGGGATGGCACAGCTTATAGTAGTATCCAAGTAACTTGGGATGATATCTCTCAAGCAAATGTTGTTGGCTATGAGTTGCAATGGAAACTTTCTACAGATACCAACTATACTAACAGCTCCACAACCCGAACGACGGAATACTCAATATTAAATACTACCCCAAATACGAGTTATGATATCCGTGTGAGGGGTTATTCTGCGCTTGGCACTTATGGTGTTTGGTCAGGTGTGGGTAATGTGACAGCTATCAAAGATACATCTCCACCAAGTAGCCCGACTTCAATTGTCGGAACTGGTTTCCCAAAAGGAATCCAGTTGAGTTGGGTTAACCCTCCAGAATTAGACTTTTCACATGTGGAGGTCTATGAGTCTGGCACCACTTCATCTGCTTCTTCAATTAAAATTGCAGAAATTGCAGGTTCTGACTATGCAAGAAATAACTTGGGCTGGGGTGTTACGAGATACTACTGGTTAAAAGCAGTGGATAACAGTGGTAACAAGTCAGCGTTTTCTTCTATGGCTACTGCAAGCTCTGCTTGGATAGATGACCCCGCTTTTGAGGATGGCATTTATAGCTTATTTACAGACCAAGGCCTTTATGCGATTAGAGATGTAACAAGCCTTCCAACAGTAGGCGCTTTTGTTGGTGAAAAGATTTTTAACAGGGCAGATGGTCTTCTTTATGAATGGGATGGCTCAACTTGGAACGGGTTAGGTGTTACGAATTTTAGCGAATTAGAGGGTCTATTACAAACAAATCAGATTGCCCTTGATGCAATTACTAATGACCTTTTAGCTAACGATGCTGTACAAGCTGAGAATGTTGCTAACCTAGCTATTACCGAAGGTAAGGTCGCTGCGAATGCTATTACCACCTCTAAAATATCTGATCTAGCAATATCTGCGGGCAAGATTGCAGATGGCGCTGCAACAGAAGCCAAAATTGCAACAAACGCAATCACTGGAACAAAAATTAGTGACGGTGCGATCTCAACGCCAAAAATATTAGCAGGTGCAATAACTGCAGGAACTATTGGGGCTAACGCAGTAACTGCGGGTAAAATCAATGCAGGTGCTGTTACAGCTGGAACTATCGCAGCAGGTGCTGTTACAGCTGGGACGATTGCGGCTAACGCTGTCACAGCAAATGAGATAGCTGCTGATTCGATTACAAGTGCAAAGATTTCAGCGGGGGCGGTGACAGCTACTGAAATAGCAGCTAATGCGATCATCGCAGGGAAGATTGCTGCAAATGCCGTTACTGCAAATACCATCGCCGCTGATTCGATTACAAGTGCAAAGATTGCAGCGGGGGCGGTGACAGCTACTGAGATAGCTGCCAATACAATTACTGGCAACAAGATCTTTGCTAACACAATTACTGGAGGATTGTTGGCGACAAGCGGCATTATCACATCCAGCGCCCAGATCGGCAATGCGCTGATAACTAACGCCAAGATTGGCAACTTGGCGGTGTCAACGCTTAAAATCCAAGATCAGGCTGTGACGTTCCCTACTGCGGCACAATACGTTGGTATCAAATACACCACACTAAACGCATCGACCTTTAATACGCTTGTAACTCATACGCATAACAGAACAGCGGGTGTTCTCGCAAACATACAGGCCTCTGGAATGATGGGCCATTGCGAGTCTAACTACACTGTCAACTCTTCAAGAAATGTATTATACAATGCGGTTTTGACGGTTCAGCCGCCTGGTCAACCAGAAGCAATTTTATTTGCGTTTACTAATCTGCGGGTCATGAACTTTAACAATATTGGGTTGCTAATGCCTATACTTTCCACAGCAGCTTATACTGGGACTTATACTTATCGCTTCAAGGTTCAGTATGCCTCTGGAAGCGCATATTATTTGGTAACTGGAACACCTACTATAACAGTGACGGAGTTGAAGAAATGAGCGACTATATCACTTACGATGACATTGGTTGCATACATTATAAATTTAGCAATGTTTCTCTCGAACAGGCGGAAGCTAACACGCCATCAGGACAGTTTCTGCTGGAAATAGTGAGCGATTTAGCATTTACGCAAGAAACGCATTTTGTCCTATCAAAGAATGTGGGTTTAAGGCCAGAAAAATTACTATGGCCTTCAGAAGTAGCCGTTCCATGGTCCATACCGATTTCGGAATTGGCGCAAGGTTCTACTGTCGTAGTTTCTCGTGAGTTTGGTTCTGATATCGAGATAACTGATTTAACTGAAGAATGTATTATTGAGGACGCTGGCGTTTACACCTTGTTCGTCCAGCAACCGTTTCCGCATCACAATATTACACATAACGTAACCATAACTGGGGTTTCTTCATGAGGATTATCAAACAAGACCAAGAATTGATGTTGATGGCAAAAGGCACATCTGCTCGACAGAAACGCAGTACACTGCTCGCAGCATCAGACTGGACACAGGTCGCAGATGCACCTGTCGATCAGGTAGCTTGGGCGGCTTACCGTCAAGAACTAAGAGATATTACAAGTCAAGAAGCCTTTCCCTTTGAAGTAACTTGGCCTGTGGCTCCCACATAAACACAAAGGTGCCCCTTAACGGGGGCATCTTTAACCTACCTTTAAAAGGAGATTACTCTATGAGTTATCAACTAAGTCAAAGAAGTTTAAATAAGCTAGACGGAGTTCACCCTGAGCTTGTTAAAGTAGTAAAAAAGGCCATTACACTAACTAAAGTTGATTTCGGTGTAACACAAGGTCTTCGTACCCTTGAACAACAAAAGGCTCTGCTAAAAAGCGGAGCAACTCAAACAATGAACTCTAAGCACTTAACAGGCCACGCTGTCGATCTTGTTGCCTATATTGGTAGTGATGTTTCTTGGCAGCTTAACGTCTATGACGATCTTGCTGATGCGATGAAAGAGGCCGCTATAGAGCTTAAGGTACCTGTTCGTTGGGGTGCCGCTTGGACTGTACCTGATATTCGTTTATGGAAGGGCACTATGGAAGAGGCTATGATGTCTTACGTAGACACTCGCAGAGCCCAAGGTAAACGACCCTTTATCGATGGCCCTCACTTTGAGCTAATATGATGTTTACACCAGAGTGGCTCAACAGGTGGCGCATCTGGCCAAGACTTATAATAACTCTTTATGGTATGGTTTTCTACCGTACTACAGAGTGGTTCATGGCCTTGGCAGACCCTACTAACGCACAAGCAGGGTTTGTTTCTGTAATTGTCGGCGCTGGCGCTGGCTTCTTTGGGATTTATGTAAATGGAAAAGTTACGGAAACTAACAATAACAATCATCTTGACGATGGTTCTCGCTAGCTGCAGTGGGCTAAGTCCGCTTAGTCTACTCTCTGGCAAAGGCACTAATGTTGCCGCCAACACACAAGTTGGTAAAGAGAACACTCAAAATGTTGGTGTAAACACAACCTTTAGACCTCAAGCAAGCACATCAGGCCCCGTAGAGAAAATTGACCAGTCAAACAACACAAGTAGAGTTAATACCGAAAGTGTAGATACTATAATTGTCAATGAGATTCCTACGTGGATGATCCTTGCTTTTGGTTTACTGTGTGGTTTTTTGATCCCTTCACCTAGAGAGATCTTTCGCAGTCTTTACCATGCAGTTAAGCAAATTACGGGCAGGAAATAATACCTGACGTTTAAGAATAAGAGACAGACAAACTCTCAAGTTTTCTGACAGTCTCTTTGGGGAGGGGTTTAAGTATCCCTCCCTCACTAATACCTGACGTTTAAGAATAACCCGCCAGGGTTCCCACCCTATACTATACTTTAAGTATATACTTTAAGGTATACTTTAACTATACTATTCTAAGGAGTCGTTATGATGGCTAAAGATTCAAGACTAACTAAGGTTGGTGTATCTGGTTTTAATAAGCCTAAACGTACTCCAAACCACCCCACTAAGTCTCATGTTGTTGTTGCTAAGTCTGGTGATACTATTAAAACAATTCGGTTTGGTTCTCAAGGTGCTAAAGGCTCTCCTAAAAAAGAAGGCGAGTCTGAGGCTGATCGTAAAAGACGTTTAGCTTGGAAAGCCCGCCATCAAAAAAATATTGACAAGGGCCCAATGTCTGCTGCTTTCTGGGCGAATAAAGTCAAATGGTAAAGGAACTATAAATGTCACAAATAACTAAACCGACAAAGGCTATTAAGAAGTCAGTTGCGGATCCAAGCGATAGCTATCACTCTCTAAAGCCCTTGTGGAAAAAGTCCAGAGCGGTACTTCAAGGCCAGTCTAACGTAAAAGCCCACGATGAGTATATCGAGAGAAACTACACTAACTTGTTGATTCCTTTTTCTCCAAGCATGAGCCAGTCTCAGTATGACTTCTACAAGTCAGAAGCAGAGCTTCCTGGTCTAACTGCTCAATACTGTAAAGTCCTTATTAGTGCTTTGCTTCGTAAAGAGTCTCAGCTGGAACTCCCAGAAGAACTCCCAGAGGATGCTTACTACTGGCTAAAAGATAACTTTACCTTAGATGGTAGATCCCTCTTTAACTTTTTGGACAATGCTCTTTGGGAAGAACTTCAGACCTCTCGAGCTTGGGCCTACGTAGATTACCCTGATATTGGCGAAGAAGAATATGACAACATGTCTCCTGAAGAAAGGGATACAATTCGTCCTTACCCTGTTTTGCTTGAGGCAGAGACTGTTATTAACGTTCAAACAATTGTCCACCCTATTACACGACAGAAAACTCTTGGCAGACTCGTTACACGTTATTTAACCACTCGTTATGAGGATAACAACCCCTGGCACGCTAACTATGTTGACACTGTTTGTGATCACTACCTTGACGAAAGTGGTAAGTTAGTTATTGATTACTATGAGCATGCTGATACGAATAATGAGCTTAAGGTTCTAAACGGGGATGTTAAGCAAGACTATGTTGACTATGCAGCTTCTGCGGAGTTTAAAAAGGTTAAGACAGTTTACCCGACTATCTTTGGTACAAGAATTGACAGAATTCCAGCCTGGCCACTTAACGGTCAAATTGAACCTGTTGAACCTGTACTTATGCCACTTATTGACAGGGAGGTGTCTCTCTACAACAAGGTATCTCGTCGTAACCACCTACTATACGGTGCAGCAACTTACACACCTATCGTACAGTCTGACATGACTGACGAAGAGTTTGAAGAGCTAGTTAACTCTGGGCTTGGATCTTGGTTGCGTGTTCGTAAAGATGAGAGCATTAGTGTGCTTGAGACCCCCACAGGTGCTTTGGCAGACATGGATCGTGCAATTTCCTCCACTATCGAAGAAATGGCTAAGATGGGCATTCGGATGTTGTCACCTGAACAGGCGGCTTCTGGTGTTGCTCTTGAGATTAGAAATGCTTCTCAAACAGCACAGCTAGGTACTCTTAACGCTAAAATTTCCGGTACGCTAAAAGAGGTTATTGCCTTTATGCTAAACTGGAAGTATAACACGGACTACTCCGGTTCTGATATTGGATTCCAAATGTCTAGCGACTTTGCACCGATGGTCGGCGGAGAGGGTGCCATGCGCCTTGTCTCTGAATGGTATCAGTCCGGTATTATTAGTAGAAGTACTTTCCTCAACATTGCAAAGTATAACGACTTCCTACCAGCTGACTACGATGATGACTCTGCAAGAGAAGAAATTCAGACAGACCCTCTTGTAGACAACGTATCAGATAACTCAGTAATTATTGAGTAACTAATAAAGACCTAAGCAAGTCTTAAAACTGCTTATCAACTTACTCTACAATGGTGGACTGGATGAATATTAACGATAAACTTTTTGATCGAATTGTTGCACATATGGCAGATGTGAGGCTTTATGAAGAGGGTGTTCAAATACAAAACAGACGAATTCTAAAAAGACATAGAAACAACTTGCAAACTTTGCTTCGCAATAATGTAAAAAATGATGTCTCAAAAGAAGTAAGTCGTTTTGGAACAGAACTTCTTTCTCATAAGACCAACACACTAAAGGAGTTTTCTACTTCACAGTTAGACTTTCATAGTGATAACTTATACAAGGAAGTAAAAGACTTTTATAAGGTTCAAAGACCACGGACTAAAGAATTGCTAGCTGAAGTTACTGGGCCAAACATTAAAGGGCCAAGTAATATTAAGAACAATATTCAAAACATTTCTTCTGGTGAGCTTGTTAGAATTCAATCTAAAGTAAAAGCTGGGCTTGCAAAAGGCGCTAGCCAAAACGATATTATAGCTGATGTTCTTAAAACAACTAAGATAACAGAGTATCAGGCCAAGACTTTAACGAGAACTTCTATTACTTCTACTCAAACTGCAGCTCTTAAAAAGGTTGCTGAGAGTAATAAAGACATTCTTAAAGGATTTATGTTTACAGCTATTCTTGACTCTAGGACAAGTCCGATTTGTTCTTATCATAACGGTAAAATTTATGATATAAACGACGATCAGTTCAAGCCTCCGCTTCACTGGAACTGCCGATCTTCTTTGATCCCTGTGTTGAAATCTAAAGAAGAACTGTCTTTAGAAAACACAAGCCGGATAAATAAAACAGAGCTAGCTAAAAAGAAGGTAGAAACCCTTACGGGGCTCCCTCCAAAAATACAATCATTTGGCGCTTGGTTAAAAGTACAACCAATGGAGATTCAATCAAACCTATTAGGGTCTATGGATGCTGTAAACTTGTTTCGACAAGGTAAGCTAAGTGCTGAACAATTCATAACTCCAAAAGGTAAGGCGCTTTCCATCCAAGCCTTAAGAAACAGAGCTACACAAGCGACTA